GATGTTCCTCAAAGAGGGCTGGAACTCGGTCATCGTGGCGCAGACGAAGGACACGGCAAAGCGTATCAAGGCTATGTACACACGTACGCTGGCCAACTTCGGCGCCGCGGACATCATCTTCAAGACACCGAAACTGCGTTTCTCTCCGAGTGAGAAGTCCACGGCCGACTCCATCGTGACGGATGCCGCAGGCGTACCCGTAAGGGACAACACTGTGACTATTGCCTCGTTCGAGAACTACGAAGCGACGCGTGGCGCTGACTTCGCCATGGCTCATTTCTCGGAGGTCGCCTACTGGGTGAACACGCCGGGCAAGACAGCCGAGGGTCTTATCACGAATATCGCGGGCGGTATGAGTCTTGCTCCGCTGACGCTGGAGGTCATGGAATCTACGGCCAACGGTATGAGCGGTTACTTCTACGACGAGTACCAGACGGCCAAGAACCCTGACGCGAAGTCCTCACGAGAGGCGCTTTTCATCCCGTTCTTCTATATCCTCAACGACACGATACCTTTCGACAGTGACGAGGAGCGTCGTGAGTTCGCCATCCAGCTACTGCGTAACAAATACTCCGAGACGGACACGCCCACGACGGAGAGCGGCGAGTATTTGTTCTCTCTCTGGAAGAAGGGCGCCTCGCTCGAGGCCATCAACTGGTACGTGCAGAAGCGTGTCTCGTTCCACGACCATGCTTCTATGGCGTCCGAGGCTCCGAGTGACGATGTGGAATGCTTCAAGCACTCCGGGCGTACCATCTTCGACCAGTACCTTATCGACAAGTACAGCCGCGAGTACACACGCCTGCCCGAGTACAAGGGCGACGTCATGCAGCAGGACAAGCAAATGCCTATCCTCGCGCCGAAAGACGAGAACGGCGCTCTGTGGATATGGCAGTACGCCGACAACACACCGACGGAGAACAGGTATCTCGTCGTCGTCGATGTGGGCGGCCGTGGCAAGTCGTCGGACTACTCGGTCATCACTGTCGTAGACCGATGGCCGCTCCGCTTTGGCGGAAAGGCCGAGGTCGTAGCCAGATGGCGAGGACACATACGTTACGACTTCCTCGCGTTAAAGGCTGTCATGCTGGCCCGCATGTACTGCCGAGCGCTCCTTGTGTTCGAGTCCAACACGTTCGACAAGAAAAAGGCCGAGGCTACGGAGTTCGTCGAGTCGGGAGACCACACACGCGGAATACTTGCCACAATAGAGGACGAATATGACAACCTCTATATGCGCACCTCTACCTCGCCCGAAGACATACGGCAGGGGCGCTTCCGCAAAATCGGCTTCCAGACCAACCAAAAGACAAAGCAGGAAATCGTGGACCACTTCATCGTCTCGTTCGAGGATAACATACGCTTCCTCGACCCTGACTGGCGAGCCTACGCCGAAATGGCACTCTACGAACAGAGAGAGGACGGCTCGTACGGTAACATCGTCGGACGAGACAACCACGACGATATCCTCATGACGGACATGATAGCCGACCATATCAGCGACCAGATGCCTATGCCCTCCGTTCTCAAGCTCGCGAAGTCGAACACCTGGGACAAAGGAAGCATCAACGAGTCGATGGTTTAGCCGCCCTTAAAATTCGTTAAAGAAAAGCGCAAACGACGACGTGGTTAGTAAACACACCATCCGCAAATGGAGAGTCCTCGAAGGGGACCCATACCACCCTGACCTGTGCAGGCTGTCCGTCATACCAGAAATGCGAAGTACAATAAGACAATCCTCGCGCGCGTATTATAACCTATTATTTTCTCACGCGCGCGCGTTATATACTAGATATACTCTATATACTAAACACGCGCGCACGCGAGAAACAATAACACTAAGGATAAGAGATTATTGTCCTTTGTACTAAATGGCTCGCAAGCCCTCTATTTATGCGGCTTCCAATAAAAAGGACAATAAAGGACAATAGTTTTATTGTTCAAACGGCAAAAAGGACAATGTTTTTTTCGTATTTGTGTTGTCTACCGCCGATAGGACAATCACCGAAGCAAAACGGGTAAAAACAGCATACCCCTATATAATATATTATTATATAAGGGTATGGCCGTATGGAGAGTCCTCAAAGGGGACCCGTAACAGTCTCCTAACCGAAAAACACGGATGCGGCTTGTACTGAAACGCCGTAACTACTTGTAAAGCAGCAAAAAAGGCGGCAAAAAGGTAAAGCGAGTAACACTTTCTTTATTTTGTAGTACCTGTGGCTGGCGATGTGGGGAGTCCTCATAGGGGTGTCACGCTTCACCCGCCTTGCGCGTCCTGCTGACCTGCCTCGTACGGCCTGCCCCGCCCTGCACGCTGAGGCGGCGGCGAGGGACATGCCTGCTGCGCACGTCCTGCCCGCCCAGCCCGCCATGCTCGTGGGGCCGTGCTATATATAAAAGGTATGCACGTGTATTGCGATAGGATTGAAAGGCGGCAATGTATTGCGCACAAATACAGCGCGCCACGCTGTTAATGCGGCTTTCCTTGCGCATCTGTGCAACGCCCTGCACGCTTGGCCACGCCCTGCCCGACTTGCCCGCCATGCTCGAAGCACGCACGAACAGCAAGGCGAGCCACGCCCGAACACCGCTACATCAGCGGCCGCACGGACGTTTTTGGCTGTCAGAACAAAATTCTGAAGCCCCTCCCGAAAGCCGAGTTTGAGAGTTTTGAAACTTATTCGACCAAAAGGACAAACGGGCAAAGCGCGTAACTCGCTGCGTGTCAGCGTGTTCAAGGCCGCTTTGTCCCATTTTTCCTATGACAGAAATTAATATATTCCCTAATTTTCGGCTTTGGGTGCGCATCGGGTGTGACAATATGTGTCACAAAAATGCCCACTTACTTCGCTTCTGTGGCCGTCAGTCCGAGCGCCCTGCCGCAATAGGGGCAATGGGGCAATTCCGCAAAAAGTTCAGCCACCGACACGCCGAGGGCCTCTGCGATGCGCTCCAGCGTGTCGAGTGTTGGGGAGTATTTACCGCTAATTATAACGGAAAGCGTGCCGCCTTGTACGCCCATTTTTTCGGCCAAATCTGCCTGCGTCATGCCTCTATCCTTTAGAAGCACTTTTACACGTTCTTTTAAGTCCATTTTTTACGAGTTTTGGTTAGACGCTGCAAATCTACGAAAAAAATTTCAAACTTTTTTAATTACTTAGTAATTAATTATAGTCTTTTATGATTTTTCACGAAAAAAAGTTGCCGAAAAATTTGGCCGATATTATAAAACTCTATAATTTTGCCCGCAGAATGTTGAACGATTTATAAAAACCGACCTAAAATTAAAGTTTATGGAAAAGACTAAAAGTTACTGCGAGAACTGCAAATGGTGGCGGTGCATGGGCTACCACTATTACGAGTGTACCAACGAGAGCAGCGAGAAGAATGGCGCGAGTACATGGCGCGGCGATAGCTGCAGAGAGCATGAAGAGTATTAACCCCTAAATAATAGTATTATGAAAGAGAAAATTATCATTACCATCGAAAGAATGGGAGAAGAAAGCCTAATCATGTGCGGTTATCGCAACGACACGAGGTCTTTGCCTGTATGGCAGAAAACGGGGAGTGTAGAAGAAATACAAGACGAATTACTAAACTTATCTATTTACGCTGATAATACACTTTAATTATGGAAATACAGATAGCACCCGACCTTAAAGATATTAAGGTGACAGAAACAGCCATCACGACCGAATGGCAAGGCGGAATTACGTATGAACTTGGCAAGAAGCAAATGCAGGACTTGCGCCGCTGGCGCAGAGACGAGGAACTGAAACTCGCGTTTCAAGCCGCGATAGGTTTTGCAAGCAAGCCTTGGCAAGTGGCAAACTCACTTAATAGATACTTTAACACTAAAGGCACAATATTATGAGATACGAGATAATAGTATGGAACGACAAAGTGGCCTACACGCTGACGGAAGAATTTTGGAGTGATAAAAGCGCGATAGACTTTGCCAAGACGCGCGCACACAGCGACAACAACGTACGGCTGTATTCCTGCAGAGAGAAAAGAGATATATATGTGCATCACGCACAAGTGCAAACAATCTAAACACACAAAACAATGAAGAAATTAGTTATCATGGCGGCAATGTTGGCCGCAACGATGTGCGCGACAGCGCAGAGCATCACGCGAGAGGGTAATGTGTTCACAACGAGCGGACGGGCAACGATGGACGTGCGCGCCAACGCAGACAGCACCGCACTGCGCTGGCGAGACAGCAACGGCGTGGAGCGCGCTATATGGATAGCACGCACGGGGTCGTGCTTCGTGATACGCCGAAGCGAGAGGACGGGCAACGAGTACAGACAATATTGCCCGCGAGTGATGTCGGCGAGCATCTGCAAGGAGATGGGCAGAGAATACAAGCCGAGCGCAAAGAAGTAAGACGGCAGGGCTAACGATAGCGGCAGGGGGTGTGCGAGCCACCCCAGCCCACAAAGATATGTTTAACCAACTAAAACG